AATCAATTTTGGACCTGGGATTATAGAATGACAGAATGGAGAGAATTCTTTGACAGAATTGGCAAATAAAAAACGCAGAGTGATGATTGGCAGTCCGAGCTATGATGGTAAACTTGATGTTTGGTATGTTAACAGTTTGTTGAATACTGTTAAATTAGCAGATCAATATGACATTGAGATTATTCCAATATGGGTTAGTTTTGATGCACTGGTACAACGCTGTAGAAATGATACAATTGCACTGGCATTGGCGCAGAATTGTGACGATCTAGTATGGATCGACACTGATATAGAATGGGAGCCAGAATGGGTTTATAAATTATTAGACTACCCGGTAGATGTTGTTGGCGGAACTTATCCCAAAAAAGGTGACAACACTGAAGAGTATGTGCTAAACTTAGGTGCTAATACCGGTGAGATTAACAACCACGGTCTCATGGAAGTGCGAGGGCTAGGCACTGGATTCCTAAGATTTAGTCGGCAAGCCTGCCAGTGGCTGTGGGATAACAGTCCTGTGTATATTGAAAAAGAAAAAGGCAATATGGAAAAACGTTGGATTTTTGATCTAGCAATTCGCGACAACGATCTAATCAGCGAAGATATATGGGTCTGCAATCGACTAGCAGACGAGGGCGGATTTAAAATCTATCTAGATCCTACCATGACCTGCAATCACATAGGCGGTAAGAAATATCAAGGAAACTTTTTAAATTGGTTTAACAAACACTTTAGATCAAAACACACAGGCGGCCTAGGCTACCTAAACAATTATATAAGAGGAAATTAATATGATCGATCAACAAACACAAGCCACAAGAATAGTAATATTAGCCACACATTGTCCGCGCAATTCAGTAGAAACTTTGTATGCTCACAGCCTATCAGATACTATAAAAATATGTCTAAACAATGGAGTTATTGTCATGCCATTGTTTATCAATGATATTCCCTCGGCAAGTGTGGCCAAGAACGAATTATTAGCCATTGCAAACGGGCAAGATTTTGAAAGCATGGTATTTGTAGACCATAACATTGCATGGGATCCTCAGGCATTCTTGACCATGGTAAATTCACCATACGATGCAATGGCCTTGCCAGTGACTAAAAAGGTAGGCGCTGGCATGATGTTCGATTTAGATCTTGGAGTAGACCCTGTTACAAAAGATACCAACGGATATATCAAGATACCGTATGCAGGTACATCAATGTTTAAACTCAGTAAAAAATTAGTCACTGACCTCTGCGATTCCAATCTATCAATAACTAATTCCACAGGCAACGAAGTTAAAAACGTCTTCGATGTTGACACAAAAAACGGTCAATATGTCAGCGAATGCGTGGTTGTCTGCAATAAAATACGCGAGTTAAATTATGATATCTGGCTTAATCCTGTAACAACCTGTGCCAGTATTGCAGGCACAGTCTATGCTTTAGATTTTGCACAAAGCCTAGCACAGGCAGCAGAACCTGCAGCTGAAGAAATTAAAGCATTATATTCATAACTAATAAATATATACATAACAAGGAGACCAATCATGGTGGGAATTACAGAAGTAGGAACGTTGGCAACTGAAATCGTTTTATCAGAGCGCAGAGTATCAACAGAGTTTAAGATCACAGAAATTCACGAGCAGGTACAAAATCGTGTAGTTCGTGCTGAAGTAGAGTTAGGACCATTTGTTACAGAAGAAGGTCCAGCTGGCAATGCTCAAACACGTGGTGCAAGTCGTCGCGGTGTTACAGTATGGCAAAACGAAGAGTATGATGCAATTCGTGACACTTGGACTAATGCAGATCTTATTGCAGCAGTTACCGCAAGATTAAACGACTAATTTATCTATACTGCTAAATGGCTCGTATATTGATAATGGGCTTACCTGGATCGGGTAAGTCTACTTTGGCAACTGTACTAGTATCAATGCTTGATAATGCAAAATGGTATAATGCCGATCAAGTACGGGAACAATTTAACGATTGGGATTTTAGTAAAGAAGGTAGACAACGACAAGCACATCGAATGAGGGAATTTGCCGAGTCCGATGTGCTTAACAACATCAAACACACTGTATGCGACTTTGTTGCACCTACAGAAGAACTAAGAAATATCTACGCACCAGATATCACAATCTGGATGGACACCATTAAATCTGGTAGATACGCCGATACTAATGCAGTCTTTGTCGAACCACTGCATTGGGATTACAGAATCACCGAATATAACAGTGAAAAACATGCCGGCATTATAGCCAACAAATTAAATCAACTCTAGTAATAATTCAAGTTTAGTCTTTATAATTCTACTGCCCAAACTAGCCCTTACTCCGCGATGCAAAGGCTTCGGCCATGCGCCAAAATCACACCAAGCATAGCCGCTGTGTTCTTCATTAAGAGTAGGAGTAAATTCGTTAGCAACAATTACCGCATAGGTGTTGTACTGGAATAGTTGATCGTTACTGGTAAACAATTCTAACGGCACTACTTTGAATATAGTAGAAGTTTTTCCTACTTCTTCTTCAACTTCTCGCATTAGAGTGTCGTGAGGAGTTTGATCAATTGGCTCTCGTTTGCCGCCAACCAATCCCCAGGTGTTGGCCGTTTTACCCTGTGTTCTAAGCAAGAACAAGAATCTTTTTGTATCTTTGGCAATAAACAATCCGCCGGAGCATATAATTTGTTTTATAATACTAACCGCCATTTTTCATTTGTATAATACCCTTCGTAGGCCTTAGACCATTGTGTGCCGTCCCACTTGTATTGTACTCCGGTATAGGTATTGGTTACATACTCAACTGAGGTAGATGTACTAGCATTGAATGCCTTGCTCCATATGCTGCCGTTCCACGATACAATATCATTAGCATTGGCAGTGAAATTTGGCCATGCAAGAGTTCCTTGAATAATATCTTCTAGTATTAGATATCGAGTACCTGTAGCCGGAGTTCCAGGATTAAATGTTTGAGGATTAATAATTCTAGTAATGTTAGCTAATGTATTCAATATAGTGTCAGCGTCTAGACTAATAACCATTAGTGCTTCATTGGCAGGGTGTATGCTGATAGTTGCAACAATTTCACGGCCGTCGGGTTTAGTTAGTCTTATTTGACTATGTCCTGCTTTAAATTTACCTGGATACAGATCTATTAAACTCATCCAACTCGGCCTACCTGGCACATCGTCAACTGATGTCCATCCTTCGCTGATATTTGAAAACCCTGGCGGCACTAAAACTGCGGTATTATTTAATACTAACAGTCCGTAGTCGCCCGAAGTGACTGTGATTCTAAGGTCGGGAGTTTGGTTGGCAAAAATGTCGCCCCCGTATAGTGCATCATTATATCCGCCGGACTCTCCTGTTCCTATAGGTTCGGCAAATACATTTGAAATGATCTTGGTAACGATGCCAAGTTTTTTAACTTTAGCAGGCGGACTGATCCACGCCGGCGCAGAAAATTGCAGTGTTGCAATGCTGAGATCGTTGTTAAGTCCCTGCGGTATTGTGCGAGATTCAAATACAGAACCGTCAGTAAGTTCGAGAACACTTAGACTAGTCCAGTCAATATAGTTGTCAGTAGTCTGTAACTCCATGCTGGGATTAAACAATATAGCAATCTGTTCCCATAATTGGAATTTTTGATCAGTATTAGTGGTCCATATATCTGCATTAAATGTTATTAGATAAGGAGTTGGCATTATTCTTTCAACAGTATAATTGCCACCTTGTGTATTGGCATACTGTTGTATAGTCTGCCCGTAAGTAGGGCTAGACGGGTCCTCATCTACATATCCAAACTGTCGTTCTCGTATGTTGATCTTACTTACATAAGTTGGATCTTGAAGCCGTTGACGATCAAATTTTAAGTCTTTAATATAACAGGCAATAAACGGTGCCGACTGTATGATATTTTCACTGTTTTTGTTCAAGATAGCCCCAACCTGTCTTGACATATCACCGTAGCGAACCGGCACTTGAACTAGTTGCCCTTTGGCATCTTGATATGAAAAACTGCTCATTACCCGCATGAACTGCGTTAGGTATCGTTTTATTTGTGCATCATAAAAATACTGACTCATTAATTATCTGCCTTAGGTTTCAATACTTTACTTAATGCTTGACGCTCTTGTACAACTTGTCCAGCAATTGTAGCAGTATTGTTATTATTGATAAAGCTACCTTTTTGTGTTTGTCTTGTTTGACCAGCTGCTGCAGGCTGCCCATTTTTAGGTTTGTTGGTCATTGTCATACGTACATTATCTTCAAATTTTAACCAATGCTTGCCATTCCATCGAAACAGTCTATTAGGAAAATAGTCAGTGCGCAGGTGAAATTGCCCATCTACTACCCCTGTTGGAAATTCTGCACCAAATGTATAAGGTGCTCCATTTGGTGGTTTCCCATCACCGGCTAGATATCCTACATAGAAATCTTTATCTGGAGAATTTAATATCATGCTGGCATCAAGTGCCGCAGTCTCGCTGTCTACTGTGGTAATGTCATCACTGACATCTGCAGTATCAACAATTCCAGATTCACGAGTAGGAATAACATAAAACTGACTGGTGTTATATCCGCTTAACGGTGCGTCTGCTTCGGCCTGTGCAATGATAGCATCGTTAATTTCAATATTTTTATTATAGGTACTGATAATATCACGCAGTGTTTTATTACCATCTCCTGCAGGTGCATCAAGTATCTCTTTAAATTCTTGGCTATCTACCAGTGGTTGACATTTTGCACGTAGTAAATGCGGATACCAAGTCTGACTGTATCCGGTACTTGGTCGAGTTACTTCTGTAATAACATAGTATCTACGCAGTGCTACCATGGCATCATCTAAGGCATATTCGTCTTTTTGATGCGGTAGCTCAACTACGTCACCTGCCATGATCTTACGACCAAGCTGTTCAACAGTACCGCGTAAATGAAAGTGTATTAAAATTTCGTCATTGCTGAGGAATAGCCCGAACTGTGCTAGATTAAACACACTGTCCATCATGGTATAAACACCGCGTAGTCTGTAGACATCACTATCGTAGTGTCTATCACGGTTTTCCATGAAAATTAAATCCTGTATGCCTAACTCTCCAATTGGATTTGTGTTGGTTGGCACTCCCGGAGTACTGGCTCCTTCAGCAGGGTTAACCGGACCTAGATACTTGTGTACCATACAATCAGTCCCGCCAACCTGGAACTGTTCGTTGATCAATCGGTCTAGTAATTTAAAATCGTTGCCCTTCTCCGGGCGGAACATAGATAGTCTTGGCATAGTAATGTTATTTATGGCTAAATATCTGTATGACTGAATTAGAAAACGAACGCCAAATAGTAATCGACTACATTAAAACATTCCTCGGCGACGGAATTATAGATGTAGAATTAGATCCTATACATTATAATACTGCAATTGACAAAGCTCTCATGCGATATAGACAACGCAGTCAAAATTCCACCGAAGAGAGTTTTGGGTTTATCACTCTGCAGGTGGATCAAAATGAATACTTTATGCCCAAAGAAGTCATGGAAGTTCGTCAGCTATTTCGTCGTAGTATTGGGTCGCGCAGCGGTGGTGGCGACGGCGGCAGTTTGTTCGAGCCGTTCAACTTAGCATACTCTAACACTTATTTGCTATCTAGTTCAAACATGGGCGGAATGGGAACTTATTTTGCGTTTGCCAGTTATCAAAACTTAGTAGGTAAAATGTTTGGTAGTTTTATTAATTTTGACTACAACCCTACCTCAAAAAAATTACGTATAGCACAACGTCCTCGTACTGAAGAAAGCGTATTAGCTTGGATGTACAACTATCGACCAGATTTTAACTTATTTCAAGACAACTATGCAGGCATTTGGATCAAAGATTATGCATTGGCCAACGCAAAAGTTATGCTAGGCGAAGCACGTGAAAAATTTGCAACTATTGCCGGTCCACAAGGCGGTACAACCTTAAACGGTACTGCACTCAAAGCAGAAGGTAATGCAATGATCGAAAAACTCGATCTAGAACTAACTAATAACTTTGATGGGCAAAAACCCATGACTTTTGTTATCGGCTAATTATTTTTAAATTTCGTTGACCTCTCCAATAAAATAATATAAACTATAGTATCACTAGGGGATATTATGATCATAGGCATGTGCGGTTGGGCAGGCTGCGGTAAAGACACAGCAGCCGATTATCTACAAAATTTTCATCAGTTTAGACGCGAGTCATTTGCAAATACTCTTAAAGATGCTGTTAGTGCAGTATTTGGATGGGACCGTACGCTACTTGAAGGCCGAACAAAAGAAGCACGAGCCTGGCGAGAAGAAATAGATCCATGGTGGGCAGAGCGATTAGGTTCCCCAGACCTTACTCCTCGCTGGGTATTACAATATTGGGGCACAGAAGTTTGCCGACACGGGTTTCACGACGATATTTGGATTGCCAGCTTAGAAAACAAATTACGCTCATCAAAAGACAACATAGTAATATCAGACTGCCGCTTCCCTAATGAAATTGAAGCTATAAGAAAACAAGGCGGCAAAATTATCTGGGTACAACGCGGTCCGTTGCCAGATTGGTACACAGACGCAGTCAACATGAACAAAGGTCCAAAAAAGAATATGAACTGGGCCAACAGCACCTTTAGAATTGAACAGGCAAAAATTCATGCTAGCGAAACTGCATGGATTGGTACTAAATTTGATGCCGTTGTCGACAATGACGGGTCAATACAAGATCTCTACGATCAATTACAGATCTTAATCAAAGATCCGGAGTCAGATCCCCCTGCTTCCAAGAAACGTCGGTAGAATGTAATACTCGTTGGCAATTTGCGCAGACTGTTTTTAGATTATCATATCGGCAGTTGCGCAAATTGCCGTCTACATGATAGACATTAAATTGTTGAGGGAACTGACTGGTGTAGCCGCAACGGTCACACTTGGGTTTTTTTCTGTATCCTGCCTTGTACCAACTAGGTACTCCTTCCTTGGCCACTCGGGCACAATGGTCACATTGTGACCTATAGTGGGCCTCTCCTTGTTTGTAATAGTTAACTGCTACTGGTCTTTTATCGCAGGTCCTGCATAATTTTCGTATAGTCATGATTCACGCCCTTTGTTGCGCCCTTTTGTAATGGTATTTAACCACGCATTTTTGTCAATTGGCACTAAATAATACAAAGCAACAACAGCAATCCATTAAGGAGATAAAAATGGCAACACTACAATCACCAGGCGTACAGGTTCAGGTCATCGACGAAAGTTTTTACACCCCTGCAGCTCCAGGAACAGTTCCTCTAATATTTGTAGCTTCGGCTTCGAATAAATCAAACGCAAGCGGTACTGGCACAGCGCCAGGTACGCTGGCAGCTAACGCAGGTAAAGTTTGGACAATCACAGGTCAACGTGACCTAGCAGATACATTTGGTACCCCGTTATTCTATACAGATTCAAACAGCAATCCAGTTAACGGCGGTGAACTTAACGAATATGGACTACAAGCAGCCTACAGTTTACTCGGTGTAAGCTCAAAAGCATACGTAGTACGTGCCGATATGGATCTTGCACAATTGGTCCCAGACGCTACTGTACCATCAGGCGCAATAGTAAGCGGTACTTACTGGGTAGACACTGATGATTCATTATTTGGTATCAATGAGTGGGATGCTACCAATCAAGTGTTTGTTACCAAGACTCCACTTGTTATTGACGACAGCAATTACGCCACAGAAGCAGACTTAGATACACTTACTAATGCCTATGTGCCAAAACAAAGTTTTGGTAGTAAAGGTGACTATGCCGCAGTGGTTACAAAACAAAATACCAATCAAATATGGTATAAAAATGACAGCAACAGATGGGTATTAGTTGGTAGCAACAGACAGGGAAGTTTCCCAACATCCGGATCTACATTTGTTAGTGACAGCTGGCAGACTAGTCATCCAGTTGCTGTTAGCACAGGATTTACTAGTGTTACTTCTAGCACCCAAATTGCTATCAATGGTCAAACTATAACATTCGGTCAAACTGTAACACCATCAGCAATTGCAAACAGCATTAACTTAGTAATGAATACCTACGGCGTAGGTGCTAAAGTAAACGCTGACGGTTTCTTAGAATTATATGCAGATGCAACAGCAAAATCAGATGCAACTAATGTTGATGGCAAAATTCAACTAGCAGACGGTAACGGATTAGTTAGCGCCCTAGGACTAGAAGCTAAAACATACAGTGCTGTAACATTATCAATAGCACCGCACACACAAGTTCCTCAATACGGATCTGGAATGCAGCCTACAGGTAGTGTTTATATTAAAACAACAACTCCAAATCTAGGTGCTAGCTGGGCCGTTAAATACTACAGTGGTGCTACGCAAACATGGGGTACAATAACTGCTCCAATTTATGCTTCAACACAAGAGGCAGTCTATAATATAGATAGAGCTGGTGGTAAAAATATTCCGGTAGGTTCGTTGTTTATCGAAAGCAACTATGATCACGGTACTGGCGCATCAACAAGTTCTATAAAATTAGCAGAATTTAAAGTATATCGACGTGCTGCAGTAAGTCCTACCACAGTGATAGGCAAGACCATGACTACGTCTACTTTTGCATCAAGTGCAACTTCAGTGTTTACAATAGCAGAAACTATAGCAGGAAGCGCAGCATTTTCTGCACCAAAAACTATCAGTATTGCCGGTCGTGCTAATCTTTCAGCATTTGCCACAGCAGTTAGTGCAGCAGGATTAGAAAATGTGTCAGCAGCCTACGACACAGTGTCAAAAACAGTAAGTTTAACTCATAAATTAGGTGGCGAGTTTACACTAACTGACGGTGCAAACACTCCGCTAGGCTTCTTAGGATTTGAAGCTTATAATATGAGCACACGCAGTGGTACTGTGAATTTGTATGCGAAAGGAGCCTACGACACCTACACATTTAAGGCCAGCAACTGGAAACCTTTAGTATACGAAGCAAAAGCAATGCAGCCAGTTACTACTCCAACAGATGGTCAATTGTGGTACAGTTCAATTGTTGACGAAGTTGATATTTTATACCATAATGGTACAACATGGGTAGGATATCGTACAGCTTTTCCAAATAGTGACCCTAACGGACCTCAGGTTGCTGCTCTAGCACCAACTGATCAAAGTGATGGAACACCGCTAGTCGAAGGTGACATTTGGATCAGCACTGCTGATATAGAACTATACGGTCAAGACATATATGTTTGGAACGCAAGTTTACTACAGTGGATCAAACAAGATACAACTGATCAAACTACGCCAAATGGGTGGTTGTTTGCAGATGCACGTTGGGCCACTAAGGGATCAACATCAGAGGCCAGCACAATCCTAGACTTATTGACTAGCAACTACTTAGATCCAGATGCTCCAGATCCTGCACTATATCCTCAAGGAATGCACTTGTGGAATCTACGTCGTAGTGGCTATAATGTTAAAAAATATGTAAAAAACTACATTAACATCTACGACAACAATGGAGTAAATATCCGTGTTCCAGGCAATCGAATGGACGGTAGCCAAGGAACAGAAGTATACTTTGCAGATCGTTGGGTTACTAAGAGTCCAAATGCAGCAGACGGATCAGGATCATTTGGTCGTCATGCACAACGTAGTTTTGTTGTATCAGGATTTAAAGCATTGATTGATACTAACTTAGCTATCCGTGATACTAATGTACTGGTGTTCAACCTAATTGCTTGTCCTGGATATCCAGAAGCAATTCAAAATATGATTGCATTTAACGTGGATCGTAAACAGACAGCATTTATTGTCGGTGATACACCATTCCGTTTAGCATCAGACGGCACTTCGCTAGCTGCATGGGGTAACAATACAAATGGTGCATTTGACAATACCGACAAAGGTGGAGTAAGCTATGATGAGTTCATGGCCATGTTCTACCCAAGCGGATATACTAATGACAACACAGGTAACTATATTGTTGTTCCACCAAGTCACATGATGTTACGTACAATTACCAACAGTGATGCTAAATCATTCCAGTGGTTTGCTCCGGCAGGGTTACGTCGTGGCGGCATTGACAATGCCACAGCAGTTGGTTACTTAAAAGACGGCGAATTTCAAGCTGCATCACTACCAGAAAGTATCCGTGATGTGTTAGCAGGAGTTAAAATTAATCCAATTACAACATTCCCTGGTTCAGGTATTGTAAACTTTGGTAATTACACTCGTGCAAGAACAGCCAGCAGTTTAGATAGAATCAACGTTGCTCGTTTAGTCTGCTATCTACGTAGACAACTAGACATTTTAGCTCGTCCGTTCTTATTTGAGCCAAATGACAGAATTACACGTAACGAAATCAAAGCAGCAACAGAAAGCCTATTGTTAGAGCTAGTAGGACAACGTGCATTATACGATTTTATCGTAGTCTGCGACGAGTCAAACAATACACCTTCTAGAATCGATCGTAGCGAATTGTGGTTAGACATCGCTATAGAACCAGTCAAGGCTGTAGAATTTATCTACATCCCACTACGTTTGAAAAATACTGGCGATATCCAAGCTGGTCTATAATTAAAGGATAAGGAGCACTTATAATGGCAATTTCAAGTTTAAGCAAGTTAGGGGTACCGTTAAGCGGTAACCAAAGTGCTAGCAATCAAGGTTTGTTGATGCCGAAGCTGCAATATCGCTTCCGTGTATTATTTCAAAACTTCGGAGTTAGCAAACCAACAACAGAGTTAACAAAGCAGGTAATGTCTGCTACTCGTCCGTCACCAGAATTTGATGAAATTACTCTAGACGTTTACAATAGCCGTATTAAAATGGCAGGTAAACCAAAGTGGGGTGATATGACCGTAGTGGTTCGTGACGATGTCAGCGGTGCAGTTAGTAAATTAGTAGGCGAACAAGTACAGAAGCAATTTGACTTCTTTGAACAAAGTTCAGCTGCTTCTGGTATTGACTACAAATTTACCACACTGGTTGAATTATTAGATGGCGGTAATGGTGCTAACGAAGCTGTTGTATTAGAAACATTCGAAGTTTACGGTTGTTATGTTAGCAAAGCTGAATACAAACAAGGCGACTACAAAGCAAATGATCCAATGGACATTACATTGACAATCAAATACGATAACGCATTGCAGGTTAATACTGCTGGTCAACCAGTTGGTATTGGCGCAGCAATTGGCCGTACAGTACGTACTCTAGCTACAGGTTAATATTCGCTGGTAATATAAAAAGGGCGTAAATTTTACGCTCTTTTTTTACGGCTAAATAATAGCATGGCCAACGCTTTTGTAAATTTTCTCAGTCAGGCAGTTAATGCATCTGGCAATCTAAGAGACTACCAACATGCTAATAGATTGTATGTTGTTAATAACTACGAACTTGCCCCCAAAGCAGGGTGGATTTATTATGTACAGATGAACATAAATCCAGAGATTGCAGGCGCAATTATTGACACAACTTTAGCAGCAGAGTTTCAAGCCTGGTATACTAGATATGGTGGCAGAGTAGGACTACTGGCCAAACAAGCAGATCTTCCAAAATTTACTGTAGAAACTGAAACACTGAATCAATATAACAGAAAGACCATTATCCAAAAAAGAATTAATTACGGCTCTATTAGTATTACTTTTCACGATGACATGGCCAATGCAACAACCAATCTATGGAAAAGCTATTATCAATACTATTATGCCGATAGTTTGGATGCTAGCAATGTCGGTGAAAATCTTTCAATATTACCAAAATATGTAGATAACAAGTACGAAGACGGAGTTGAGTTTACTTACGGATTAAACAACAGGCAGACTGTACCGTTCTTTACGTCAATTGATGTGTACCAATTAAATAGAAAAAAGTATACTTCATTTAAGATTGTTAATCCTGTGGTCAAAGAGTGGGCGCACGATCAATTAGATCAATCACAGGGTAATAGAGTGTTGACCAGTAAGTTAACTGTAGATTACGAAACTGTGATATACGACACCAAGCCAACTAATACCACTAGTTTACAAAATCCTGGTTTTGCTATTGATCATTATGACACTACTCCTAGTCCGTTAAGCATTGGTGGACAAGGCACTAATAGTATATTAGGTCCCGGAGGTATTGTAGCTGGTGCCGGCGATATATTTGGAACTTTATCTAACCTTGGGACTGCCAGTCCTTTAGACCTGCTAAACACTGCTATTAAAGGTGCCAATCTAGTACGTAATGCAAAGAGCATTTCAAAAGCAGGTATAACAGAAGAAGCTTCGGGTATACTAAGAGGAGTGATTGGTAATGTAAATTCAACTCCGGCAGCAGTTAGAAACCCAGATGGAACAGTAACTCGAGTACCTGCCGGCGATAGAGTGACACAGGGCGTGTCACAATCAGTAGCTGGAATACAACAAATATTAAGTCCGGTAGGCATAAATCTACCATCGATCGGCGGCACAACTAATAATACAACACCAGCCGTGGCTAAAATACTATAGGATATATCATGGCTGTCTCATACAATAATTTACCTAAATCAACCGCAGCATCAAGTTCAGACCAAACAGTTCAGATATTTGATCAATACTATCAAGCTCCAATCGGATTAAATCATAGTGAACTAGTTGCAATGACTGGATTTTTTGAAAAAAGAGGGTTTGACCCTGTTGCAGCAGAGGCCACTGCATTGATTATCCTGCAACAGGCTAAAAAAGATGGATTTAATCCCATGCAGGTGATAGACACATTAATAGGATTAACTGATGTAGAGATCAGCGCATTAGTTTCAGAAATCTTAAATTTCAATAGATTTAAAACCAGCAGCCTCGGTACAGCACAATATTATGCTCCGGCTGAAGAAATTACGAGAAATATATTGGCATGAGTTTAAAATTTTCTCAGGGCGTTTACAAGGTTAAGAATCCTGAAAAATATGTAGGAGTAGGCAGTCCTCGATATAGATCGTCTTGGGAAATATCTGTAATGAAGATGTGTGATGAAAATCCTGCTATTGTACAATGGGCTAGCGAAAGCGTAAAAATCCCTTACAAAGATCCACTAACTGGTAAAGCAACAGTATATGTACCTGACTTTTTAGTAGTGTTTGTAGACAACAAGAATAAAAAACGTGCTGAGTTATGGGAAGTAAAACCAGTTAATCAAACTTTGATCGAGAAGGTAGGAAAGAATAAGTACAATCAAGCACAGTTTGTTAAAAACCAAGTGAAGTGGGCAGCAGCTAAAAACTGGTGCAAACAAAATGGACTAACATTTAGGATCATTACAGAACACGATTTGTACCATACAGGTAAAAAACTATGACAAAAAAATTAGAAGAAATTTTGAATATCAACCAAAAAGAAGAAACAGTAACTCCGCTTTCAGAAGCACCTGCAGCACAGCCAATCTTAGATTTACAAGAAAAGTTAGAAGAGTTTGATAAAATCTCAGCCGCATTACCTCGCGTTAGAGGGCTGGGCGATATCAGCGATCAAGAGCTAGATGCACTGGCCAGTAAAGCAGAACAGGCCTACGACGATCTAATGGATCTAGGTATGAATGTTGATGCACGATACGGTTCAAAAATGTTTGAAGTAGCAGCAAATATGTTGAATGCGGCCATCACAGCCAAGACTAACAAGATTGAAAAGAAACTTAAAATGGTCGATTTACAGTTAAAGAAATACAATATTGACAAGAAAACTGCACAAGATAACGGTACTGAAGTACAGGGCGAAGGATATATTCTTACAGATCGCAATAGTATTTTAGAGAAACTTAAGAATCTTAAATAAATAAAGCATAGGAACATATAACCATGACTAAACAATTTAAAGACTATCTAGTAGAAAGCACACGCAAATATGATTTTCGTATCAAGATTGCCGGCGATGTATCTGCTGATAAAGAAGCACTTATCAAAGCACTGCTTGGAAAATTTCAAGTATCTGAATTTAAGAAAGCAGGAACAACTCCAATACAGGATCTGCCACTAGACTTTCCTAAAATTAAAAATGCTACTGTAAACATCTATGAAGTAACATTAGATTATCCGGCAACACAATGGGAACTATCAGAATATCTTTGCGCTAACGCAAACATTGTTCCAGAATCGATTGTAGTACGCCGCCCACACGAAGCATTAGAAGAATATCAACAACCTCAAGAAGCTCGTACTGAACCGTTGTTAACAGACAGTGAGTACAAAGAATCACCGAACGCAAACTTTGATGACTACTACGGCGACAAATATAACACAGGATTTGTTAAAGAGCTCAACGACATTTTAAAATTGCAACGCAAAGCTCGCGGTGAAGAAATCCCAGGCGATACTGTTGCAAAATACAACACAGACTCTGATGCAAATACATCAGATATTTTACCAAAGGCATAATATCATGAACATGATCAATCTATTAACAAAATTAGCAAACTTGGATACTAAGAAAAAATCTTTCATTAAAGAAAGTATCAACGAACGTGGTATGTCTCAAAATGTAGACGAAAATGTAGATTCTACCGATGTTGAAGAATTAACCAAACTATTGACCGCAGGTGAAATTGACTATGCAGAATTCCGCGATCGATTAGACTCTTTAGAGCACACTGATAGTTCTATGCGTCAAGGCGAAATGGGCATGCAAGGAGACGACACTCCTGCAGGAAATAGAGCATGGGACAGTGAAAAATCAGAGTGGGACGACTACGATGACAATGAAAAAGAACCAGAACACGATTTTGATCAAGAGTATGATGACGAACAATTCGAAGGGCAAGAAACTGGAGTTAGTGTTGGCGATAAAGAAGTCGACATGAACAGTTTAGAATTTGATGACGTACATCAATGGGACGCACCTGATTACGCAGATGCGCATGTAGTAGCAGCAACGTTTGTTGACGGCACACCGCTAAGTGAAATTGAAATTGACGAATTACAAAACAAATATGCTGCTGAAGTACACACAGCTATTCACAACAGCCTACATGAAAATAATTTAACATTAGAGAGTCTACGTTACTTGTCAGGAGTTAACAAAACAGTTAACGAGTGTGGCATCCCAACAGCAATGGGGGCCAATACACCGGCAACTATTAACATTACTGCTGCTAGCGGTTCAGAATTAACAGGCATGTTGAAAGATATTATGAATTTAGCAGGGGTACATAAAGTAGAACCAAAACACATGCCAATCGATGTAATAGCATCTCCTGCATCTCCCATAGAGGAACCATCGGACATGGCTTCATTGATCAAAGTAGTTTCTGAGCCAGAAGTTGACCTCGATAGCATGAACGATCGTAAAGAAACAGCTGAAGAACTTTCATCTGGCGAAAAAGAAGAAAATCGTCCATATGATTCTAGCCCTCACGAAAAGATTCGCCAAGACGGGGTTCGTAAATTTGGTGATGCTAATTCAGGAAGTGGTAAAGGTCGTATTGGTACACAACCAAACGCACATACTACAGAATCAATTGCAGAACAATTATATGCAGACTATCGAGCATTTATAGCAGAAGCAGCAGCTGATGAGCCTGCAGAACCTGATGCAGATGCTATCGCAAAACGTAAACGCTTACAAGCAATTAAAGATCGTCAAGAAGATGAACGTGCAGAAAAAGCATATAAAACAGACAGCAATGTTCGCGTACATCATGCCAAATATGATAATGACGTAGATGAAGGATACGATACTCGCAATGCATACGAAAAATGTGATCCTAAACATCCTGACTTTAAAAAGAACTACGAAAAATATAAAGCAGCTAATCCAACAGGTACACTAGCAGATTTTGTTGCAAAAATGAAAAGAAAATAATACCTTAGACATAGTCTACCAATAGCACCTTCGGGTGCTATTTTTTTCAGTAAATACTCATATGGCAAGTAAATCATTAGATGGCAACTTAGTAAAGAAAGCACATTCTACACAGAGGTTCACTAATCAACAGATTGAAGAACTTTTACAAAGTAGTGATCCTGTTACGGGTCCTGCATATTTTCTAAAAAACTTTTTCTTTATACAACACCCTACCAAAGGTAAAATTACGTATGAAGCATTTGCCTATCAAGAAGAACTATTAGCAAGTTATCACGCACATAGATTTAGTGTAAACATGCTAGGTCGACAGATGGGTAAAACAACCACAGCCGTGGGTTATCTACTATGGTATGCAATGTTTGTTCCCAACAGCACTATCCTTATTGCAGCTCACAAATACACAGGTGCCAAGGAAATTATGCAACGTTTACGCTACGCATACGAAACTTGCCCTGATCATATCCGCGGCGGCGTAACCAGCTATAATAAAGAAAGTATAGAGTTTGACAATGGTAGTCGTATTGTAGCGCAGACCACAACTGAAACAACTGGTCGGGGTATGTCATTATCACTATTATACTGTGATGAGTTTGCGTTTGTGCCACCTAACGTAGCTAGCGAATTCTGGACGTCGATATCGCCTACACTGGCCACAGGCGGTAAAGCAATTATTACATCAACTCCAAATAGTGACGAAGATCAATTTGCACAGATATGGAATGAATCTAATAAAAGATTTGATGAATACGGA